CTATGTAACAATTCGCAAGTGTGAACAATCCGTCTGCGTATTCATTCGTCCAGGGACGGACAAAGGCTGACTTATCCATCTTCTCAAATGATTCGATAGTCTTATCAAGCCAGATCATCTTACGCTTCTCATCCTTTGCACATCGTATATGTCTGACAAGATATTCCCGTCCTTGATAGTACAACGAGCGTGGATCGTCAGGATGGTCTTTAAGATGGTGGTGAATCATTCGTATAGTCCTATCTGGGTCAATGAAGTGAGCTGCAGAATAACCAGAATCGATCTTAAAGGTTGTCTTATAAGACCTCAGTCTTAATATCCCTGTGTTGCCGTTAAACGCAATCTGGTTATGGAAAGGATAGATGTACCTTATGTTCGGATTGTTCCTGACCAGCCTTAACGATTGCAGTTCTTCTGTGCTGGTCTTGACCGTCATCGATGCACCTAAGTAAGTATAGAATCCGTCCGGCTCTTTCGTCTTGAAAGCCTTCGTATCAAGCAAGGTCTTTATGCCCTTGATTGAATCTTTAAGTATCTCATCTGCATCGATTATCATTATCCAGTCAGACTTGCACCTGTTCATGGAGTGGTTCCGCGCATCGGAGAAGTCTTTAAGATGACCGTCCTCATCATTGCACCCTGAGTAGGAATAGACCTTATCGGTGTACTGCTTGCAGATTTGGGCAGTGTTATCCTTGCTGCCGGTGTCGATGATTACAATCTCATCAGCTTCTTTAATGGATTCCAGACAGGTCTTTATACATTCGGACTCGTCCCGAACAATCATACTTACGGATAGTGTTGTCATTTAGTTTCTCCTTTTCATTCCTCCAAACCTTGCAGCGAGTTTATACACTGCCACGTAACGCATAGCATCAATAGCGTGATTATAGTCATCAATAGGCTTTTCCGGTCTTACCGGCTCACCGTCCTTGTCAACAGCCCATTTATAGTTCTTTAGTTCACGGATTAAGTTGACGCTCCGTTCAGTCACGTTTATTTTATACCTCAGTAATATATCCAGTCCGAATGTGACCTTTGGTTTATGTGCCGGTTTTATGTTCCAGCCTGTAACGTAAAGCTCCTGACAGGACTTTATCTCTGCTGAGTCGGCTATTATCTCATCATAACTGCCCCTTAACCCACACTGAACCATTCTGTCAGAAATATTCTTCTGCACCTGACCGTTCTTGTCCTTGATAGGCACGTTTACAAGCCCACGTTCATAAAATAGCTCATCTACAAACAATTCACCGTTAAGATGACAGACCATGACCAACGCGGAAGGATCATTGACATAACCGAAGTCAAGACCGTAAGCGATCATCTTAGCTCCCATAGGCATTTCCTTGACCGTTTCCCAGTTCTTGAAGATCAGCCCTTTCTGAACAGCCCTCAGTCCCAGGTTGTAAATCTTGTAAGCGATAGGATCGGTCTGTTCAAGCCTGTTCAGCTCATCAACAATAGCCTGTTCAAGAAATCCGTTATGCCTCATTGTTGAGTGAAAGAAATCGCAGTCATCCCTTCCTATCACGTTGTCATATATCCAATGCGTTTCAGCCGAAGGGTTGTAATCCATGAAGATCCTTCTGCGGGTACGCATCATTAACTGGTTCGCTTCCTTCTCACTGACCTCCATTGCCTCGTTCAACCAAAGATTGTCCTGTCTTCGCCCGTGTGCCTTCTGTGGCTCATCCAGTCCGATAAAAGAAATCTCGCCTTTGTTGATGTAATAGGTCTGATCAGGACGGTTGATGTTGAACTCAGGTGTGACAGGTATGTTATTTGCCTCACAGATCGCAATGAAGTCCTTTAAGACGGTTGCCTTTGTCCATGTCATCTTCAGCCTTCCGATTGTGTATGTCTGACCAGGATGTTCAAAGCAGTCCACTATATGCCACTGAAGCAGGGACCATGTCTTTGTCGATGACGAACCACCTTCAAGGACATTGATACGCTTCTTTGAGTCGTATATCCAGTCAAAGACGGGGCTATGACTTATTGTCAGTTCCATTAACCCTTATCAGTTTAACCTCAGAGACAAGTGGTTTATCATCTGTTGTCACATCTGTCTTCTTAGGCATGACATAGGTGAACAGCTTTGAACAGGCATCAAGGTACCGTCCGGGGTCTTTGTCCTTGATTTCCTTCAATGCTTCCTCTATTCCTTCGACCTGACCAAACAGAATCTTTTCAAGTAATTCCTTTGCCTCTTTAGTTGTTCTGTTTGGTATTCCTGTTGGCCTTCCTTTGGGATTATTTGTCTTCCCTTTTCCCGGTCCTTTCATTTTTGTTCAATTTTGATGTTTTCAAATTAGCAGTTCACGCTTATAAACTTATTATCTCCGACAAATCTGAATGACGGAAAGTATTCATTCAGGTATTCAAGGACCCGAATCTTGTCATCCGGTTTAAGATAGCCGTCAATCATAAAACCGTCCTCCCTGAGTATGATCTTAACCCTCTTTCTGAGCTGTGTGATCTCAATAAAACCGCAAATATCTCCTACCGCATCACACCTGAATGTCACCCTGTCATCCTTCAGTGCTTCCCTGATCCTCTTAAATGTTCCCGGATAGTAATATTTCGGAGTGATCATGGCAGGAAGCTTTTTAATATCTTCGTTTGCTCTTTGAATCCCTTCGCTCTCTCCTGAATCCAAACCGTATCCTGTGGATGCTGATATACAAGGTTGTCCTTCTTATGTGTCAGGCACATTATCTTTACTCCCTGTTCGTGACACACCCTTGCAAACCAGCAGTCAGCCATGTTCTTACTCCCAAAATCTGAATACTTTATTTTCAGGTCAGCCGTATGCCATGCCATTACACCCGTTCCCCCTACATCGACCCAACCATCTGAATCAACCGCATCAAGGCAGCGGTAATTACCTATCGGCTCGTTAAATGATTTGAACGGTCTGGGGTAAGTCTTGCCGTGAAGTGTCACTGCGCAACCGTATCTTACCGCACCCTGAACCATGTATTTCACATAGTCGGGAGGGTAAATAAGATCATCGTCACAGGTGAAGACATATCCTTGAAGATGTTCAACGAACCAGAACTTCCCTGCGTCGCCCATTGAGTTATCAAGCTGAACGACCTCTGCATTCTTCAGGAAGGAAGGTATTTCAGGATAGTTGTTCAGTGCCACATAAAGATTGTCATATTGTCCTTTAAGGCTTTCAACAGTCTTCCTTAACATATCTTGTCTCTCCGGTACTGAAGCTATGCAGATTGATTTCTTCATTGCGGTTTCTTTGTTATATGCCATCCATCACAATGCGGACAATGGTATTTATACATCTGAACATCTTTTATCCTTTTGATTACCTTATCTGCAATATCTGAAGACATTTTCTTTTTATGCAGGCACGTTTTAACCCATTCATCTATGCGTGTCATAACACAGGTGTATTAATCAAGTTATCCGTTCTCCATGCGTTCATCTTCGAATCAAAAGCTTCCTGTTGAGGAATAAATAGCGAAGCCTTAGTCTGGTACATCCCTAATCCTTTCTTATGAAGCAGTCTTGATATATGCGCACCCACACCGGAAGACTTCTGGGGATAAGCTTTCCAGTCGTAGTGTATCTGGGGTATAAGTCCAACAACATTAAAGAATGACCGTTCACATATAAAGCACATATCTACCCACTGAGTCTTTCTGTAAGAATCGTATTCCTCCGGGTCGAAGGCAGTCCAGTTTCTCTTACCTAACCTTCCTTCACTGACATAAGTCGTAAGACATATCTTATTTTCATCTTGAATATTTTTCCATGTGGTTATTGCTTTTTTAACCATATCATCTACCGGCAGGAAGTCATCGGGAATCATGAAGTAATAAGCATATCTCTTTGGGACCTGACCGAATAGAGTGTTTATGGTTCTCCAGTAATAGGGTTTTCCTCCGTGATCCTGCTTGAGAAAAAATACCCTGTTTTGTTTTCTCTGTATGTCATAGACTTTCTCTGATCCGTCATCAAGGATATAAACGTCACCATAAGATGAAATAGCGTCCACCAGTTTACGGCATGAATCGGGCCGGTTAAAGGTTGTTATGAGAAAGACTATATTACTTTCCATCCCTCACAGTATAGATCCGTTGTATCAAGATTTAATTTAGGTCCGAACCAGTTCTTTGGTGCAACCGTCTCGCCCCCTACGATCCATGAAGCCCACCAACTAAGAGAGCTGTTCGCAATGATGAACTTCTTACACTGGGTCATTAAGTAGAAATCGATAAACACATCCTGACTATTTACAAAGCAAATCCTGTCATTTTTAAACATCACGTCCCGACAGTAAGCAATATCATCAGAGAAGACATAATAAAATCCTTTAATCAAATCCATTGCCTCATGGTAATAATCCATGCCAAGATTGAAGTGATGTTTTGAATTAACATAATCACCTCTTCTGACATGAATGCAGACAGCATCTTCCGGTAAAGTATAATCAATCATTTTGTTCATCTGAAAGTGCCATAACACTTTATCCCGGCAATGCTTAAAATATTTCTCGCTCTGCATATAGCCGGAAAGAACATGGTTGTCTTTAATCTTTACATCATGATAACCCCAGGGAACATGAAGACATGGTTTATCCTTGATTAAAACAGGTGCCTGGTTAGGGAATACTTCAGGATAGAACGCTTCAAACCCGTATGAATAACCAAGTTTTGTCGCTATCCCTATTGTCGATGCCATGAAGAACATCTGGTTCCCAAGTCCGATGTTCGTCTCAGTCTTAAAGTTTGACGGTATTTTCTTATACGTTAACATGAAGTCTCATTTCATAATCGACCATCTCTTTCATCAAAGTCTCAAAAGTGTATGTAGGCGACCATCCAAGCACCGTTCTTGCTTTCGTAGCGTCACCCCTCAGGTATGGCAGTTCTTCCGCGCGCATAAAGGCAGGATTCTGAGTTACATGTTTTTTATAGTCCAGTCCCAAATAAGAGAAGACAACATCACACATATCCCTTACCGAATGCGTCTCGCCTGTTGCTATTACAAAGTCATCCGGTTTATGGTTTATTATCTTCCACATTGCCCGGACATAATCAAAAGAATGACCCCAGTCCCGGTATGAATCCATATTGCCAAGTTCCAGACCCGACTGTAATCCTAATTTTATCCTGACTGCTGCCTTAACCACCTTCTGTGTCACAAAGTTTGAACCCCTGCGCGGTGACTCATGGTTAAACAGAATACCATTACAGGCATGAAGACCGTAAGCCCTCCGGTAATGCCTTACAAGATTATATGCTCCAAGCTTGGCACATCCATAAGGGGAAGTAGGATTCATGACTGTTGTCTCTGATTGCTTGTCACCATCAATAGACAGCCCGAACATCTCGGAAGATGATGCCTGGTAGAACTTAGCTTCAGGACAAATCCTTTTATATGCCTCCAGTACGTTAAGCACTCCAAGCGTGTTCACCATTACGGTGTATTGCGGAATATCAAATGAAATCCTCACATGACTCTGTGAAGCAAGATTAAAGATGTAATCCGGCTTAACCTCTGTCAGAATCTTCTCAATGGAAGTCTGGTCGGTAAGATCGCCATAGAAAACCTTAATCCGGTTCCTTAAAAAGTCAATCCTTGATTGCTGGTTCTCCGGCACACTTGACCGTCTTACTATCCCGTAAACCTCATGACCAAGACTTAACATATACTCTGTTAAGTAACTCCCATCCTGGCCGCTTATCCCTGTAATAAATACCTTCATAACATTTCACTTAAATCGGGATAGTCTTCGCTTCCCATGTAACAACCTTCTGTCTTTACCAGATCCATCAATATGATTGCCCTTGCACAATCCTCCGGTGTAGCATAGAAGTGATAACCCGTCATCTTGATATGTCCCTTTGAATCGTAAGGAGTCGTTAAATCCCTACCGTCATAAGAGGCAAGTTTCAGCCATTTATAGGCTTCCGGGTCATCGGTAAGGATAGCACCCATCTTCCCTACTGGAATCATCTTCTTTATCTGGAATGAAAGGCACATCAGTTTCCCGCTCATATAACCGCCCCTCTGCCAGACAACAGCAGCATCAATGATATTTGTCGGACGGAGCGCGTAAAATCCCTCCCAGAAATGTGTCTCAAACTTCACCTTTAATCCTGCGTTCTCGATCTGCATCGGAACTGAACAGTAAGTTTGTTTCGGGATGGTAATTGTACTCAATACCCTTTTTGTCTGGGTGTATTTTAAACAAAGAAAAAGAGCATGAGAACAGCAATCAACAGCGACAGCGTAAGGACTGTTCCAAAAGTCAGCTAATTTCCTTTCAAAAATGTCCACTATATCGCGCGGGTCATCCCACTTATAACCCATCTCGCGGATAAGATCAGGTTCCTTCCTTTGTAGTTCAATAGGAAGTTTCCCGAGCGGCCAGGGATTGTATTTATATTTTGTCTGCATATTCAAGTATCTTTGTACTGTCTATTTTTTTGACAAGTATTGCGGGATTGCCCTTGTAAACACCCCATTCCTCGGTATCTCCGTAAAGAACGCTCATGATAGCAAGCATGGCACCCTTCCTTAATCTGCTCCCTGGCATCATACAGGCATTTGTTCCTACATTGGCAAACTTCTCCACTATTACCGGATCATTGATCTGTCTTCCTTTTAACTCATCGGGTATTAAAGCACCAAACAGACCGGACCCGTCAAACCTGTCTGATGCACATATTATATGCGCCCCGGCCATGATATTGTTAAATCCCATGCAAATAAACTTTGCATCCTCCCCACCTATGCAGGTGACCATCGGACCGATATGAACATAGTTGCCTATCTCAAGCTGTGTCGTACAGTGAAATCCTCTGTCTATTCTTACCGGGTTTCCTATCTTATACATTCTTCTGTTTCTGAATACCAGTGAACGGTAATGCCAGAACAGCCGGACAAGAAATCCCTGTTTTGAAATAGAGCTGATGAATATGTTTCTATCGATCTGTTTCATCTATAAAAACCTTGTCGCGGACCTGACCATAATAAGGGCCGGTCTTTATCTCGTAAATAAGACTGTCTTTCATCACTTCATAGGTATGACCCGCCTGGAGCGTGATGCTTATATCTCCTGCGTGAAGAATCGGTGTTTCAAGTATTTCATCGTTAATATCATAAAGAACACACTTAACCTTCCCTTTAATGACTATCATTCCTTCCTGTGTCCAGACAAGTTCCGCGCCTTTCTTTAATATGTGCTTATGGGGTCGGAAGTTTTTACCCTCGTCCAGTTTTAAAGCTGCAACCTGGATGAAGTTGTCATAATTGACTATGTCCTTGCGCCCATCTTCAAAGTCCTCCTGACGAAAGATGATATGAAGGACCGTGCCGTTTATCTTGCTTTTTATCTCATCCATTTCGTTTCCAGTTTTCCCAGACATACCTGAACTGCCAGGTAGGGGAGTGAGTCTTTTTTAAATCCCGTTGTATCTCATACATCAACCTGTCTGACTCAGGGTTTATGTTATGAAACTGCACCTGTATGTTGTCAATGATTCGGATGTAATCTGAGTCGATAAGCCTTCTTAGTAGCTCATACTCCATGCCCTCGATGTTTATCTTCATCAGATCAATGTTCTGAATATGATTGTTCTTCAGGAAAGTAACAATATCAATGACAACTATCTCGTGCTTATATCCTGTCTTGCAGAACTTCCCGGTCTTATCAATATCAACATTGATTGTCAAAACATCGGTAGCCGCGCCAAGTGCATAGTCATAGATTTTAATATCCTTGTTTTTAATCTGGAAGACAGGTTCAAAACAGTAAACCTTACACCCGAACTTATCAAAGATGTTTTTTGAGAACTCACCCTTATAGCCTCCAATGTCAAAGACTA